TCTTTGCCTTCAATTGATCTGCCAACAAAACCAAGAGTCATTCCATCTGGAGAGTGAACTGGTATAGTTACCATTTCTTGTTTTTCTGAATATCCTAAGCCAAACTTTTTTATTGATTCTTCAGTTATAAGTCTACCAGAATAATATCTAATTGCCCTTGGAGACTCTAAAGCCTGATTGTTTAATCTTTTAATTAATACTTCGTCATACTGAACAAAATCTGGTGGAGCATACATAGCCTTATTAATTACACTTTCAATATTTGTTTCTGTTTCTTTACTTTTTATGTATCGTGCTGATTCAAAGTAAGTTCTACCAGTTACAAACATAACAAACTCTTCAAGATTTTTTGTAGTTTGGCAACCAAAACAAAAAAACAAACCGCTATCTTTTGCTATTTCAGCAGCAGGAGTTCTTGTGTTATTGTGATATGGGCAATAAATAATAAAGTCATTACCAAACTCTGCCTCTATGTCAATGCCTGCGCCATTAATAATTCTTTGTATTTGTTCTTTGCTATAAATACTATTTTTTTTCATCTTCGTAATCCTTATATCTGTAGTAACCTTTGTCAAAATCTACTTGTACTAAAAAGTCTCCCATGAATCCATTTCTATTTTTTCTAAATACACATTCAATGATATCACTATTAACTGGACGACCTAACGCCATTACCCAATCAGCATCGTAAGCAATCTGTCTAGACCACGCTGTTTGACCAAGCGTAGGTGGAGTGTTTAAGTCTTTAACATCATCTGGAGTGGCAGATGAGATAGCAATAATAGGAACCTCTTCGCTAATAGCCATAAGTTTAAGTTCTCTTGAAAGGTTTTTCATACGTACCGTTTCATTTTCAGACTTTTGATTAGGTGACATAAGTTGTAAATAATCTACAATAACAAAGTCTGGTTTGTATTGATCAATCTTTCCACGCACAACGGATGGGTTTACTTCTCCACCATTATCATTTGAAATAATGTGAAACTCTGGTTTACCTGCTACTTTATTAGCATGCCAATTCTTAAGCATATCAAGTTCTACTTCGCCATTACTTAATTTACGATGAGACCAAAGACCCTCACCCATAATTGCAAATACACGATTGCGAACTTCTGTCTCAGACATTTCGAGGGATATAACCAGTGGAGACTTGCCTTGCTTCCATGCTTGAACTGCAAAATAAAGAGCAAGCCAAGACTTACCAATTCCTGGATACGCAAGAAACACGCCAAGTTGTCCTGGCATAATTCCAGAAGGAAGATAGTTATCAAATCCTGGCAAACCTGTTTTAATTCCAACTTGACCAGTTAACTTTTGTTGCTGAATTTTTTCAAAGTATGCGACGGCAGAGTCAAGATCCGTAGCATCAATGTCACGTATAGCAGAAGTGTTTTTCTTTAACTCAGAGGTTTTTGTAATAAGTCCGTTGAGTGCTTCTGTACCGCTGCCTACCTGCACCTGACCTGCTGCTGACCTTAGAATGTCTTTGAGGCTCTCGTTTAGGTACTCTGTTTGTAATTCTTCAAGGTGATGCTTAGTGGCTCCCACACCCTCTATTGGTTGGAAATCTCTAAATTTTTCTACTACTAAGGATACTGGTGGCACTGCACTATTATTATCAAAATATAAACGAATAAAATTCCAAACATCATTATGAGTCCTAAGAAGGTTTTCTACGTTAGCCTGCAACAGCACATGCATTTGCTTATCTTGTAGTAGTGCTGAAATAACCTTTGCTTCTATATTATTCACTAAGCCACCTTCTTGCTAACTTCCTGCGCTCTTGTCTTTCGTAACTATCCTGCTCTACTTCTATTTTTGCTTGTAATATTTTTTCTGCATTGTATGCAAAGTAATTCCAATTAGGGGAAGCAGAAATAATAAAATAGTAATCCAATAAGTCATAACATACTCCTATTCCATAAGACTCAACAAGAGAGTCTGCTGCCCACTGCTCTACATTTAAATTTAAGGATGGCTTCTGCTCGTACTTTGCTGTGTGCAACTTACTGTATCTGCTAATCAAAGCCATACGGTCTTTGCGCTCAGCCATTAGTCGTTGCTATCGGCCTCTGATTGTGCTTCTTTAATCTTTTCTGTTAATTTATCTTCAACAAATTTGTATACTCTGTCAAAAGCCTGCTCTGTATTTTCACCATCACGCTTAGAGTCAATTACTCCAAGGTCAAGTCTTAGAGATTGAAAATTACCTAGATTAAGCGTATAGCCTAATGTTACATTTACCTTAGTTGAATCGTTTTCCATTACCCCACCTATTCTTGAATTTAAATGCTCTCAGACCAAACAGGAATGAACCTTCCATCTTCAGTCTTCGTATATGTAAGTATACCGTCACCCATTCGTCTTGTCAACTCTTGGCTAGTAGGAATACTATTATTTGTTATTAGTCCGTCTTTTCTTGGTTGCCCAATATGTCTAGATCCCAGTATAGCACGGATCTCTCTTATGTGATCTTCTGAGTAATAAGATCTTATTTGCCAACCTCTTTCACCATTTAACCTTGCGCCTACTGGCGGCGGTATAACTCCATTTTTAATTAATGTTGGCATATATTTTCTATGACGATTAATTAACTTAGCAGTCTGGGAAACAGTATAAACTCTTTGTCTGTTCCGTCTAAAATCTGTGCGAAGGCAAGTCTCAAGTCTATCTTTAGTAATATTATAAAACGTAACCATTCCAGTAGAGCGGGAACTGTGGTATAAGCGTACAAGATCTTTGTTTAAAAACCAAAGTTTTTTACTACCCTTAATTATAGGGTCGTTATTGTATTGTTGGCTCTGGATTTTTCCTTTTGCAGTATCCATCTACCTTGCCCACTTTCTGACGGAGGATGAAAAAATACACGATGACCACATGTTATACAAAATGTTTCTAAGTGATCTACGCTGCTGTATTGTCTGTCAACAAACATGCGACCCTTACATTTTTTACAAAAAATCATGCCCACCCTTAATTTTAATTAGGAATGCCAATAATTATTAAATTAATCGCTAAAGATAAATCACCAGAGGCACCAAATCTAACAATTCCTTCTACTTTTGATGTTGTTACTGTTTTTAAGATAACGCTTACGTTTTGTCCAGCAGGAGTATTTCCTGTGTTTACTGGAGTTGCAGTTGCTATTGGTTGGTATTTAAAATCACTTGGAAAATCATAAGAAAATGATTTTTCAGATGCTGCAGTGACTGTAGAGTTATTTGCTACTTCTACAAAGCCACCAATCATACGAACCTCAGATGTTTTTATGCTTTGCTTTCCAGCGCTTACTGTGTCAATAGTTGTATAGTTATAAGTTGCTGAAGATACTTCAGTAGATAGTTGATTTACTGTATCAACTAATTTATAAAGATATGGGACATCCAAAGGCTGCCCTCGTTCTGGTAGTGGTACTTTAGCCATTTATTCCTCCTATTTGATTATACCAAAGAAACTAAACCAGAATTGTATATATCCAGGTTATTGTTTATGGTCTTTGAAGACGACTCTATTTGAACTATTACACGAACATTGACAGTGCCTGTTTTAAGAAATTGATATGAATGTCCTTCTGCTGTTCCATGAAAAGTTGGTGTGGCCCCATTGTATCCAACAAAAATATCATATCTTGGCATGTTTAAATTTGATCCCCACACAACGTTAATAATTGAAGATGATTGCTGCACTGCACCGCTTACGGATGAAACTGTTACGACATCAGTGACAAAAGTGGGAGACCATTGAGAAGTTCTGTTTTTATCTTCAGAAATAATTCTATATCTTACGACATATGATCCGCTGTCAGCATCTATTGGAGGCAATTCATTTTTTGGAATAATTGCTTTTTTAACAATCATTACGTTACCCCTATTGAAAATCTAAATTCAACATAATTGCTAGTATTAGGTGACTTAATAATTGTTTCAGCATTGTCATTTTTAATAATCGAATACCCTGTTAATCCATAAAGTGGATTTGTTGTTGCAATATTTTCTAGTCTAAGAGCATCTAAAGCAATATAGTAATTTGATGATGGTATTGGTGTTGGTCCACTATCTTCAGAAAGTACGCATGCATAAATTCTAACTACGGTAACTAAATCCCAAGTAAATCCTGAAGTGGTATAAAGTTCTTGTAGTTGTTTTGAAACTACAAAATATCTGTTTGTTTGAAAGTCTGCAATTGCATCATTTAAGTTTCCAGAACTGCCGTGATTTACTTCCGCTTCAAACCTTGCAAACTGGCTACCATCGGTTGAAGAAAAATTAACTAATATTCTAACTGTTTCTGGAATTGCAGAGGAGTTTCCAGTTTTACTTACTATTGAGAATGCTAGTCTAAGTTCATCTATTGGAGAGTTTCTTGAAAAATCTACGTTTGCTCCAGTTAAACGAATGTGATTCGATCCTGACTCAATTACAAAATGATCTTCTGTTGGACCACTTTCTTCACTAATTGTTAAATCCGCTTCATCACCTCTAATTAAAATTATGTTATTTAAAAATCTACATCTTTCATATCTGTTTTCACGAGACGCTTTATAGAAAATAGAGTTGTCTGCATTTGTTTGAAAGACGGTATCTGTAACAGAAATAACATTGTTGTCTGCTGGATCATCTAATGGGGAAGTAACAACATCAATAGCAGTTGCTGATGCGCCTGTTTGATACTGCCAATTTTCTCCAGTAGTAAATGCAAACACTGTCTTACTGTCATAAGCGCCAGCAGACGGATTTGATCCTGCAGAGTATAGTCCTACCTCTGATATTTCATATCTTTCTTCTGCTGGTAGTTCTGCAGTTAAAACAATTTTATTTATACCGCCTTCATTTACAAACCCTCTAGATGATATTGGAACACGAAACATTTCAAAATCAAGATTTTCTTTTGTTGCAAAGTTATCTGCTACATCGCCAGTTTCTAGCGGGGTAGGGCCACAGCCAACAGCCAAAAAAGATGCATAGGCAGGGGCCTGACCAAGCATGTATTTTCCAATAATAGTCTTACCAGTGTTAGTTATCAAGAGGTTACTTCTCCAAATTCCGCTTCATATATTGTACCACTTGTGGTTATTTCTATTTGAATTTGTTCATCAACCTCAAGATTAATAGCCTCAACAATCATACTTCCTGTATCGCTATCTAAATAAACATATGACCCATTGGGCCCAGTTCCTGGATCTGGCACTTTATTTTC